TGCGCAAGCCGCTGAACGAATGGCAAGCCGCGCGCGACGCCGAAGAGGATCGCTTGCAAGCAGGCATTGACCAGGTGGTGGCGCGCTTCACCCTGGCCGCTGACGCCACCGCTGACGAGATTCAAGGCGCCTTGTTCGGCCTGGAGCAAGAGCCGTTGACCGTTGAGGACTTCGGCCACCGCCTGGAAGAAGCTGAACAAAAGCGCGCCTATGGCATCACCGTGCTGACCGAGGCGCTGGCCAAGCGTCAGCAGTACGAAAACGAACAGGCCGAGCTGGTCGAGAACCGCCGCAAGATCGCCGCCCTCGAAGAAGAAAAGAAGATCAAGGACGCCGCCGAACTGGCCGTGAAGGAAGAACGCGAGCGCAACGAGAAACAGCAGCAGGAGCAGCGCGACGCCGACGCCAAGCGTGTGCGGGATGCCGAGGACACTGCGCGCCGAAATAAGCAGGCCTTAGCCGATGCCGAGCAGAAACTTGCGGACGAGCGCCGCCAGTCACAGCAGCGCGAAGAGAAGGCCGCCGCCGATGCCCGGCAGAAGGTGCTGGACGATCAGGCCGCCAAGGATCGCCAGCAACAGGCCGAGGCGGACCAGCAGCGCCGCGACGATGAAGCCCGCGCCGCCAACCGCGCGCATTGCGGGGCGATCAACAAGGCTGCACTCGAAGCCCTCCTAAAGATCAACCTGTCCGGCGACGGGCAGCCTGAAGCATTCCTTATGCCGGATGAAGCCAAGGCGATCATCACCGCGATCATCAAGCAGCAAATCCCAGCCGTCACCATCACTTACTAATCCACCATAACCGGGCGCTACGGCGCCCAACCCACAAGGCCCATCCATGTTTGAAGCCCCACAAGGTAAGCCCTGCCCCGGTTGCGGCGAGCCACTGAGCGACATCGCCACGCAGTTCGTCCGGCTGTGTACCAACGGCCAGTGCCAGTCGGTGTGGGCCTGGGAACTGAAGCCCGGGCAGAAACCGTTGCACAGCAGCAACCGCGACACCCGCGCGCCATGAAAAAGAAATCATGGTTCGTACGCGTGCCAGGCTACGGCGTGTTTCAAATGGGCGGTGGTGAAAGCATCGACCATGCCGAGGCGCTGCGTGATGCCCGACTGATCTGGCCGCGCGGTGAAATCGAAGTCTTTTAAATTCAGAGGTGATCTATGACCCATCCAATACCGCAAGACCTGCGCGACCGCTTCGACGAGATAGAGCGCGCCATCATGGGCAACACGATGGCGCGCGACGCCGTGTTCACGCAGATGCGCACAGCGGTGCAATGCTACTTCGTTGATCATCCGGTCAAGCCTCCGACCTGCGCCACCTGCGAAGATCACGGCGTCATCAGCTATACGACCGGGCAGACGCCGGAATCTTTCGAGCAGGGCGAGGCGCCGTGCCCGGACTGCCAGCCATTCCCTATGGACTGCCGTAGCAGCTTGCCGAAATACCGTGCCGTGCCGACCAAGCAGCTGATGCACATCCTGGGCTTGATCGATCCGCCGCCAATAAAGCGCGCCACCGACGGCGCAACCATGGTGTTCAAGAACCCGATGGCCGCTGAAATCCTGACCGCGATCAGCGCCGAGGTACGGGAAATGATGGCTCAGCCTATACCGCAAACCGTGCCCGGCCTAACCTGGGAAGCGCAGGGCGAAGCGAGCCAGTACATGCTGTTCAAGGACGGTAAGTGGTTCGCGGCCGTGCAAATGAACGGGGAGCACTCGCTAGAGCAAGACGAGGTATTCTTTTACAGCATCGCCGAACCGCACAAGTGCCTGTTACCACCACGAGGCTGGACCTGCTCACGCCGGGCCGGTCACAGCGGGCCGTGCGCCGCTACGCCAATCGCTTAACGTCGACGATCAGTATCAAGCGCGGGGCGGCGCCTCGGTTCCACGCCGAGTGTTCTACCCGCGCGCTGTCGAACATCAGCGCTTCACCGTCCTGCCAGGTTTGCACCTGGCCGTCGACCATCAGCCCGCACCCGTCCGGGCAATCGAGCCCGATATGAATGCGCCACACGGCGCCGATCCATTCCTCGTTGTCGATGTGCGGGATCAGCTCAAGGCCCGGCACCGACAGCGAGAACATCACCGATACCACCAGCGGGTTGGCAATGGCCTCAGCGGTGACCGGTACGCGATCAAGTATTTCCTCGGCATACGCCAAACCATGCCCGGCATTCACCGTCTGCCCTTGCCACTTCAGCGGCAGGATGAACAGGCGGATGTCGTCGGCATCCTGAATATCGACCTCGGGACTCTTGATGAAGGCGCCTATCTCGGCGCGCGCTTCCTGGCGCAAGGCTTGCCATTGAGTGCGCAGGCCGTCCACCAGCGGCACCAGCTCGGGATAGTCGCGGTAATCGATGAAGCCGCTCATGCCCAACTCGCTTCGAGTGCGCGCTTTTCGGGCCGATTGGTGGGGGCGCTGGCGCCGCTGGCCAGGCGATAGAGTTTCACCCCCTCACTGATCAGGGCGACGTCATGCGACGGCACCTGTAGCACTGTCATGGCTTCTGCAAAGATTTCATCGGCGCGCTCACGCGTGATCGGCGTCAGCTTGCCGGCGACCATGATCGACAGGTATTCACACAGGATGTCATGCACGACGGCGGCCTGACCGTAGGCGCCCCAGGGCGGGATGATCGACCACAAGGCGCGCGGCACGCTGGCGCCGTCGGTCAAGTAGCCGGCCGGCACAGTGATAAAGCGCTGGGAGTTTTCGCTACCGATGAAGTATTTGAATTCCTTGGCCACCCGCCAGTGATCCGCGCCCAGCGCCTGGCTGGCGGACAGGTCGTATTGGATCAGCAACGGCGCCGAGAACGCCGTGAAGGAACTCACGGCCTGCGCCCCATGATCTCGGTTTTGGCCGCACTCCCCGCCGAGGAACCGAGATAATAATTGGTCACCTGCGTGAACGCGGCGGCCAAGGTGCCGATCATGATCAGCATGGAATCGCGCATCGCGCCCTGCTCGGGCATTTCTTGGGTCATGAACAGGTACATCACTGCCGAGAAGGCCGCGATGATCAGGAAGCTGATGATTGAAGGCGTCCAGTCACCCATGGCTGTTTGACGCTTGCGCGCGCTGTCACGGTCATTGGCGGCGATCTGCTCCAGGGCTTGGGTATTCTGGAAGCCCAGCGCCTGCATCTTCGCGGCAAAGTCATTGTCGGCGGACTTCAGCGCCAGCAGCTGGTCAGGGCTCGCGCCACCGATGGCCTGGGCGATGGCGTCGGTGGTGGCTTTCACGTCCGTGCCGAAGGCCTGGCCCACTTGCACCGCTGCCATGCCCACCAGCGCCGGTACGCCCCCGGTAGCCGCCGCACCAATCCATGGAGCTACCGCGCTCAACATCTTTTGCCAGTCCGCCATGCTGTCATCCCCTTAGCTGTACCGGGCAAAGGCCTCGGCGAGTTTGGTGTCGTAGTGGTTAATCTGGAAGTTCGCCCCGTTATACAGTCGGGCGGCCATCGGCCAGTCCTGCGCACGCAAGGCCTTCAGCAGGTTGGCGTCGGACTGGATGTAGCGTACGAAGCTGTCCAGGTGCGCCGCCGAACTCTTGAACATGGCGTTGACGAAGTCCTGCACGCTGGCATACCCGCAGCGCTTCCAGTTGAAGCCCATCACCTGGAAGGCGCCGTAGCTGGCCGACTCCAGCGCCGCCGCGCGATTGATCTTCACCGCGTCATCCATGCGATTCCATTCCTTGGAGCTGGCGCCGTAGCCGCCCGGGGTTTTGTTGCACAGGTCGGGGCGGGTGCGCTCCAGGTCGGCGACGGTGGCCAGGTTGGCGCCGTGGGCGATCAGCTGGCGGCGGAACACATGGCGCTCGAACAGAATCACCGGCCGATCGTCCGGCAAGAAGCCGGCGCCGCGCGATTCCACTTCGGCAAAGGCGCGGATGGCGGCCACCGGTACGCGCAGGGTGGCGGCGGCCAGCTCGAAGTCGGCGAGAATCAACGGGGGGTTCATGGGGTATTACCTGGGTCAGCGGAAGGGGTGACGCCGAAGACCAGCTTCAGGCGGCCGAGAATGGCCTTCTCGAACACTTGCATGGCCTGGGCGCCGAGGTGGCCGGTGACTGCCACGCAAATGGCCGTCCACAGCTTGTCAAAATTGGCGATTTCGCAGGCGTAGAAGGTCAACACGCCGACAAACACCGAGGTGATCAAGCCCGTCATCAGCGTGACCATCGCCGCACTGAAGGACTCCTTGCGCTCGCGCATCGAATTGAGGAACCGCACCAGCCCGCCCCACGCGGCAATCAAACATACCCACAAGTAGGTCATCCAGCCGTAACCGGTGGGGTCTTTCGCCACCGCCTCGACGGCCTGTTTCAGTTCTTCATTCATGCGGCGCCCCTGGCCAGATCAGTAAAATATGGTCAGATAATAGTCGCTATGGTGCTGTTACGGAACCAAATGACGACGTAATGGCTGATTGCCAGACAGAAATGAGGAAAACAGGGGAGTCAGGAGGGGGTACATCAGCCGCTAAGCGCAATTCAGTGGCGGCCATCACTGTTCAGAGGCCCAATCGGATACGCCGCTACCCTCTTGGACGGCTCGGGGCCGGATCACGCGCCAGTTCCCAAGCCGTATCTGATGAACACCCAGAGGCGCCACCATTCGGCAGTGCTATCATACCAGCACTTATCACCGGAGCACGACCTTATGCTGTCTGACTTCATCGGCCTTGGCGTGCTGCTGACCATCATTGGCGCCTTTATCTACACGCAGGTGCCGCGCCACTGGCAAGGCCTCGGCGGCTTCCTGCTGATCGTCTTTGGCTGGCTGCCGCTCGGCCTCTTGGTCATCTGCCTGGTCAAGGCACCGGTCGTGATGGTTCCGGTGCTGGTGGTGGCAATTGCCTTTATTTCCCCTCGGACGCCCGCTTAGTCATCTTCTGCTGCTCCAGGTCCTTGCCGATTTCCTCGGTCATCAGGTTGCGCATCGAGCGCAGGCGGTCCAGTTCCAGACGCTTGGTCTTGCCGTCCATGTCCTTGTCCACTTGGATGCGCTTCATTTCCGCATTAATGCGCGACATATCCCGGTTGACCTTGTTCAAGGTGCCGCGCAACGCCAGCACATCTGCCTCTTTCTGCTCCAGCGCCACAGCCTTCTCTTCCTCGCCATACTTGGCCAGGTGTTGCAGGTCGGCATAGGCCTGGTCGGATTTCTTCAGCGCGGTGTAGAAGTCGGTGCCGTAGCGCGTGTAGTTGTCCTCCTTGGTCAAATCCTTGTAGAAGCGCTTCACCGGCTGGTATTCATCCCAGCTACGCGCCGGCAACTCTTCGCCTTGCGCCCGACGCCAGAACGTGTCGGCCATGCCGATGGCGGTCGAGCCCACTGCACCCATATAACCCTGGATCAGGTGATCGATCTGCACCGGTGACAGCGCCGAGTTACCGGCACCGATCACGTCGAGCGCACTTTCGATGCCGCGGCTCGACGCTTCCGCCAGGCGCGTGGTGTCCGGCCGCGCGCGCAGGCTGGGGCTGAGGCGCTGCATCGACTGGTCTTCAATCGGCCGCCCGGTAAAGGTGTTTTCGTTCGCCCACAACTCGAATGCCGGCTTGAATGCCTGTGGCGTCGGGTTCATCGCGAAGGTGTCCAGCAGAATGTGCAAGGCCCGGCTGCCCAGCTTGTCGCCGCCCACGGTCGGGTCCACGAACTGCTCCATCAGGCGCTCGCCCATGGTGGCGATCGAGCCCACTTCGAACGGCTTCGGAATGAAGAACATGTTGCCGCCGATCTTGATCACCCAATAGGTGTCGCGCTGCCAGTCTTCCAGCTTGCGGTAATCCTCGTCGTCCTTGTTGCGCAGATAGAGCATCACGCTGAAGGCGGTCAGCGCACCAACCACCGACGCGAAGCGGGCGAAGGCCTGCTTGTCCGATTTGGTGCCCTTGCCGAACAGGGTTTTCAACGCCGGCTTGCCGCCCGAGCGATAGAGCTTGTCCAGGCCTTGGATGCGCGCATTGAGGAACGGCACCACATCGGTGAAGAAGCGGATAATCCCGGCATCGCCGTGTGCGCTGAAGTCCATCAGGTCGCGCGCTTCAAACGCGGCCTTGAGTTTGCCTCTGCTCTGGTTGTGCTCCCAAATCCCGGCGCGGTTCATGTTCTCCGCAAAGTCGGTGACGTCATGGTATTTGCGCCAGGCCTTCATCAGCGTGTTCGGGATCAGCATCGGGTCTTTGAGCACTTGCGCGGCGCGCATGGTGCCATTGAGCGAGGCCTTGAACTCGGTGGCGCCATGGCCGTAGACCTGGCCAAAGTGGAAACCGCCGCCGCTGGCCATCAGGCGGGCGCGCTGGCGGTTGTTGCCGTAAGTCAGCGCGCCCTTGAACGCGGTTTTCAGCGGGATGGCGCTGGTCGGCGACGTGGCCATGGCCGCCAGCGTGTCGCGGATGGCGTTCGCCACCACAAATTGCGGGGTGATGGTGGTCATGTTGGTAAAGAAACGTTTGAAGCCGCGCATCACCCGCCGCGACAGGGTATTGGTGCCCGCGTCAGTGATCGCCGACACCGCCTTGAAGGTCAGCGGGTCGTTGACGTTGTACCACTGCTTAATCCCGTTCTCCATGACGAAGGTGCTGGCCTTCTTGTCGCGGTGCGCCTCGGTAGTCTTGTCGGCAATGCCCAGCTGCTCGGCGTTGTCCATGGCCTGCGTCGCGGCCTGATTCTTCAGGCTGGCTTGCACCAGGTGGTGGAAATTGAGCAGGGTGTTTTCCAGCAAGTCGTTGAGGTGCTGCTTGCCGCCCTTGAGTTTTTTGAATGCCTGCTGACGCGACAGACCACCGCCGCCCGAGGATGGGCCGCCGAGGTTTTCGCTGTCGATCACCCGATAGAACGGTACATAAAACTCATCGCTCCAGGTAGCGCGCTGCTCAGGGGTGATGATGCCCGACTGCTCGGCAATGCCCAGCACGTCGTCGCGGTGCTGCTGGAACTCTTTCCACACTTGCTGATAGAGAATGCTCCGGCTCTTGCCGTCAGCCAGTTTGCCACCGCTGAACTTGATACCGGCCTCGATTTCGGCCGGGGTGAACAGGTTTTCACGGCCTTCGCCGAGCAGGCGCTTGGATCGGTTGGCCGCGATCCAACCCATGAAACGGGTCATTTCCGCCACGCTACCGAGCTTATTCAGGGTGTCGCCCAAGCCTTTGCTGTTGTCGTGCAGGTCAATGACCTTTTCCACCGGATCAAGGTAGATGCGGCCGTGATGCAGCAAGGCATCTACCGCGCCGCCTGCGGCCTGGCTCATGCGTGCCAACACCCACGAACTGGAGGCAATCGAGCCTTCCAGGGTGTCGGCGCCGTACAGGGCTTGGTCGTTGCGCATCAGTGGCGCGTAACGGTCGACGGCTGCCTGGCGAATGCGCAGACCGAGGTTATCGGTCAGTTGGCGCCAGCGATCCGCCATCCGCTGCGGCAGTTTCACCGGACCGATCTTGTCGCTGAAACTGGTGGCGTCGGCATTGTTCTTGATGTCGTCGAAGTGCTCCGACAACTTGACGCTGAACATGGTCCCGGCCGGGCCGAACAGCTCGCCACGCTTGGCCAGGGCCATCGACACCAACGCATCCTTGGCCATGGCACGCAGTTGCGCCGGGGTGACCTGGCCCAGTTGCTTGCCGTAGCGGCTGAACAGCCAGTGCTTGATGGCGCCCACCAGGTCGTCGACCCACTTGCGGAAGGCGGCCGGCAGCTGCGCGTGCTCTTCAATGGCGTAGGCGCCGAACTCTTCGGCAGTCATGCCATCGGCAACCGCGCCTTGATCCTGCGCCTGCTTGACGCGCTCACGGGCGCGGTCAAACACTTCACGGGCCTTGCCGGTGGATTGCTCGGCCTGACGGTGCAAAGCGTCCAGGCGCTGCATCAGCTCGGCCCAGCGCTTGGAGCCGACCAGCTGCTCGCCACCACTGTGAAACATTTCATGCAGCAGCACGCCGTTGGCATTGCCCGGGGTCAGGTTGGCTGCGATCAAGTGCACAGTGCCGTCGGGCGTAGTGACCGCCTGCATGCCGCGCACAGGGGTGACGCCGTCGGGCAGCGATTGCACGTTGCCGTGAACCACGATGTGCCCGGCATCGATCAGCTTCTTGACCACCGGGCCGAACGGGCCTTGGGTGATGGCGTCGCGTACTTCTTCATGCGAAGCCGGTTCGCCGACCGGGGTGGCCACCGACAGGCGATTACCGTCGCCCAGGTACTTGGATCGGATGAAGAAGCCACCGTTTTTCGGGAAGGTGTACGGGTCGATTTCCTTGGCTTCATCCTTGGTCAGGTCGGTGCGCACGATACCGGTGATGGTTTTACCCTTGCCGGTGACGTGCTCAATCATGACCGGCTTCGGCTCGGGTTTGCTGCTCGGCATGCGGTCGGGCAGGTCCAAGTGCTCGATGCGGTCGAACAGTTCGCCAGTCGATTGGGCATTGCTCAGGTCGACCGTGCGCGCATGGATGTTCAATGCGTCGTCCGGGTTGCTGTGTTTCTCCAGCACGATGACCTGCGTGTTGACCGACGTACCGGCGCGCTCGAAGGTCGAGGCCGGCATGACAAAGGTGGCCACTCGGTGCAGGCTCTGCGCCTCTTCGCTTTCCAAGAAGGATGCCAGGCGCTTGTCAGTCAGGCCGCCGCGCGGAATCAAGGCGACGATCCGGCCGCCTTCGCGCAGGTGCTGTGCGGCTTTGGCGACGTGCTCGATGGCGGTCTTGCCGCCGTTGCCGTAAGGCGGGTTCATCACCACGGCGTCGTACTTGTTGGTCCGGTGCAACGACTCGAAGTTGTCGTTGATGATCCGCGCGTTGCCGTTGGCCAGGGCCGCCCGCTGCGACAGGTCATAGCTCGGCTCGACCATGGTGACGTTGGTTTGCGGCGGGAAGAAGCGCGCGATGGCGCCATGCCCGGCCGACGGTTCCAGCGCGTCGTCACCCTTCTGGATGTTCGCCCACTCGGCCATCTTGAAGCCGACCGGTTCCGGGGTGGCAAAATAGTCGGTGCCTTCGCGCTGGTCGCGGCGCTTGGTGTTCTTCTGCTGTGCGAAGTAAAAGGCCTTGGCCCGGTTGAACGGGGTCAGCGTCGAAGCGGCGCCCAACTCACGATCCAGTGCCTTGCCGCCCTTGCCATCCTCGGCGCTCGGGGCCAGGTCTTCGGCGCCGTTGTAGGCGTCGATGAAGGATTGTTTCAAACCGCGGGCTTCGGTGCCCAGCGCCAAGTTTTCAGCGGTCGAGGCGCGCTCGGCGATCTTGCTGGCAAAGGCGCTGGCTTCCCAGGCGGTGCCGGTGGTCAGGTAGCGGAACGCGGCATCACTGGCCTGGCCCGTGCGGTAGGTGCGGCCTTCGATCTGGATCGCGGCCACCGGTTTGCCTGGCATGCCGAGGTTGATCAGCACGCGCATGTGCTGGCCAGTGGTGTCGTGCAAGCTCACGCCTTCGCGGCCGGCGTCCGACTGCAAGACAATCAAGTCCTTGCCGCTGGTGTCGTCGTTGAAGGTGTCGGCATTGGCGCGGCGCTTGGCTTTCGGCACGGTGCCGTTGAAGAACAGTGCGTCAGGAAAGGCCGCCGACAGGGTTTCAATCGGCGAGTACAGGCCGGTCAGGTCCATCTTCTTGAAGATGTCCGGGCGCGCGGCAAAGGCTTCGCGGGCCAGCGCGCGGACATCCGCCTCGGTAATGCTGGCCAGTCCGGCGTTGAACGGATCGAAGCCGCCGCCCTTGTTGTAGTCGTGGAACACCACCACTTTGCGGCCCAGCGCCATGTGCTCCTTGATCATTGGCACCACGGCCTTGGCCTTGATCGATTCCAGCAGGTACATGCGGCGCTGGTAGTCGAAGGTCGCCATGACCGCGTCATAGACCTTGCGGTACTTGCCGTCAGCATGCTCGCGCAGGAAGGCCAGGCCTTGGTCGATCTTCTGGCCCACGGCGTCATCGACCATCACAAACTTGCGGTCGTAGTCATACGGCACTTCCAGGCGTCGGCCCGATAGGGCGCCGATGTCCTTCAGGTGCTGGTTAAAACCTTGCTCCATCAGTTCGGAATCCACCCCGGCTTCCGGCGCGGTCAACTTGTTGTAACGCATGCGGTAGCCGAAGTGCTGCATGAAAAACTTTTCACGCGCATCGCCGCTGTTGTAGGCCGAACCGGCTATTTCCGCCTTGTTGCTGAAGCGCTCGGCCGGATCAACGTAATCGAACAGATAACCCTCGGCGTAGTCCACGCTTTTGACGTAGGCGAACGGGGTGGCCGAGAGGAACAGGGTTTTCGGCAGGTCTTGCTGCTTGGCCCAGCGGTCTTGCCAGGCTTTCTTGGCCGGCTTCTCGATAGCGTCCCACAGCGCCTTTTGCTTACCTTCAACTTCGGCCAGCTGGTCTTTCTGCGTTTGGGTGGTGGCGGAATCTTTCGCTGCGTCGCGGCTGGCGTTCATTGCCTCCTTGTAGGCGCCCCATTCTTTCGGGTTGCGCTCACGCACCCACTGATAGAAGCCATCCGGGTGACCGGTCAAGCCTTGCAGTTTGGCCAGCGCGCCCGTGCCTTCACCCTTCTCGTTGCTCGACAGGTAATGCGCCTCATCGGCCACGACCTGATCCCAGTCGCGCAGGGCTAAGCTATCGTTGGCGCCGAAGTTGGCATAGGTGGTGATGACCTGGCCGTCTGTGCCGTTGTCGCTGGTGCTTTCCAGTTGCTTCAGGTTCACGCCCAGCATCTTGGCGAACTTGATCCAGTCCGAGGCGATCTTGTCGCTTGGCACCACCACCAGGGCGTTGGGCTTGCCGGCGTTGATCGAGCGCACAACGAGGCCCATGCCGCTGGCGGTCTTGCCGGTGCCGGTGCCGTTGGTGAGCAGCATGCCGTTGCCCACAGCGAAACGCTGCTCGGCCTTGAGCACGTCGCCGCGCTGAGGCTCCAGCAGGAGGGGCAAGGCTTTATCGATGTTGGCTTGGTCGCCGCGAACGGTCTTGGTGCCGGTCGCTTGCTTTTGCGCGGCTAGACGTTGACTGAACTCGTCGGCATCAGTGGCCGGAGCAGTGTCAACAATGTGCGCTGCTCGTTCGCGCTCAACGGGTTTTCCTGTGTCGCTATCGCCACCGCTTCGGGCGGGTTCAACACTTCCGGCATCGCCGAGCGTAGGTCGGAATGCCCCGTCCGGTTGATGTACGCGCTGATCGCCTGATTCTCGGCCAGCAGCGGCGCCATCAGCTGGTAGGCGTTGATTACGCTGTCCGTCTGCCCCGCTGTCGACAGCGCTTGCGCCTGGCTCGCCAGTGCGGCGTCCAGCTGCGGCTGGCTCATTGCGAACAGCAGGCGCATCGACGGATTTTGCAGCGGTTCGGTCTGGGCGATTTGGTTCCACACGCTCGCTGGGACTTGTTGCATCAGATTCCTCGTTGAGGGTGTAACCCTCTTTAGATAGCGCCGCCTGTGCTTTGGCGACCGCATGTTTACCTTTGAACTCCTGAACATCATCAGGCGCCCACTCAATAGCGTAGCCCTTATCCGTCTGGCTGACCGTAGCTGTCACTTCCGGGTGCTGCTTATGGCTGTACACGCCAGTGGCTAGGGTCGGTGATTCTTCGGCTGGTTCTTGAACTGCCGAGGATTTATCGGTAGTTGCCGGGGCGGTTTGAACGGGGGCGCTTTTTGCCTCAGTGGCCGGCGCCTGATCCAGCTTTGCCAGTTCGGCGCGCACGGTGTCGGCGTTGTCCATGCCGTCGACCGAGTGGCCGGCGTCTTCCATCATGTCGCGCGCACCGTTAAACCAGCTGCGCAGGTACGGTCGAACTTTCTCCAGCGGCTGGCCTAGGTCTTCGGCCATGGTCTTGGCGAAGGCGGCGAACTGACGCACGCCGGCCTCGATGTGGAACACCGCCAGCTCGGTGCCGAGCGCGAGAATTTCCGGATCGATGCCGCTGTTCAGCTGCGAGCCGTTGAGTTTCTTCTTCAGGCGCTCGCGCAGTTCGGCCGCGCGGTCTTGGCTTACCAGCTTGTTGCTAGCGCCGTACTCGGCGGACTTCACCAGTTCAGCGGCGGTTTCGGCCGGGGTTGTTGGTGTTTCCATGGCTGGTTGAACGGGTGCAGTTTCTGCACGGGTTGCCGGGGCTGCTGGCTCGACCTTGGCAAAGGTCACGCCCTTATGCTCGGCCCCGTTGAAGTCGGCGTGCGACAGGTGGGTGCCGCTGTTGGTGCCGCTGCGCTTAACGTAGACGTTGCCTTTGCTGTCGATGCTGTCGACAGTGTAGGTTTCACCGCCGCTGATGTAACCCACGTCAGCGGACGGGATGAACTGCTCGCCCTCCTTGATTCCGCCCATACGGTCGCGCGCGGCCTGACGCTGGGCTTCGGCGCGGGCCTTGGCCTTCTGTTGCGGCGTCTGCGGTTTCGATGCCGGTTCGGTCACTGCTGATGCAGGTTTAGGCGCTGGCGATGCAGTTTCCACCGGTTTTGATGCAGGTTTGGCCGGTTCTGTTGCAGCGGCCGGCTTGATCTTACCCGTCTCATCACCGGCCTTGATCGACTGATTGACTTCGGCCAGGTGCTGCTGAATCGGCACCGCCTCGTATTTGTCGGTGTTCAGCGCGTCGACCTTCTTCTTATCGAAGGTTTCCATGACCACTTCGCCGGTCGCCTTATCGCGGATCGCCCAACTGGCAGTGCGCGACAAGCTATTAGTCGGCTCAGCTGTTGGCGCTGGTGCGGCGGTCGCACCATTGGCCGTCTCGGCACTGGGGAACTCGCGCACGGTGTCGAGCAGTTGTTGGATCGGTGCGTCCAGGCGAATGACCTTCACCGGCTGATCGCCATCGACCTTGGCCAGCCACTGGTGATGGCCGTCGAGCACATGGTTGTCGCTGGAAATCAGGATCGAACGGTCGCCGCCTTCATAACCCAAGGCTTTCTTGACCTTGGCCGGGCTGAACTCTTCCTGCGTTGGCTTCAGGCTGCTGGCCGGGACTTCTTCCTGCGTGTGGGCGATGTCGCGCGCATTGAGAAAGTTGACCATCGCGCCACGGTGCTCGGCCTTGATCTGCGGCATGTCGGCGCGTGGCACGTTGAGGCTGCCCGAGTCATCGGCGAAGCGCGACCATTGCTTATCGATCTTGTCGCCGGTCAGTTCGGTGACAGCCGGCGCCTTGTCGGCGGTGTTGATGCCGGCCTTGATTGCCTTTTCAATGGCGCTGCGCCGCTTGGTCAACGCCTTGTTCTTCGGGTCGGCCTTGATCGCGGTCGCGGTGGCTTTCAGTTCGGCGCGCAACGACGGCACGTCCATCGACGTGTAGTCGGGCGAGGCTTCAGGCGCTACTACATCGGTCAGCGTCGGGATGTTGTCCGCTGGTGCTGGCTCAGGGGTGGCCTGCGCCGGTTGCGCTGGCTCAGCCGTTGGCGCGATCGGCGCACTGGCGCGTTCCAGCTGTACGCCATCGTCTTGGGTGAAGTCGTAGGCGTTGCCGTCGTCGGCCAGCACGCGCGCGGTCCACTGGCCCTGGCCGTGGTCTTGGTAGTCCTGCAGGGTGCCGGCCATTTCACCGTCGGAGCTGCGCACGGTGACCGGCTCCCCAGCTGGCTCTGCTGCTGCGGGGGCTACTACTGGCTCGGGCGCGACGTAGTGCTGCGCGGCACGGGTCAGTGGACCGGTGGGGGCTGGCGCCGGCGCGACAGTTGCAGCCTCGGGCGCCTGTGGTGGCTGGGGCTCGGCTGCGGGAGCGGGCTGGGCCTGAGCGGCGGCGGCCGCCTCGGCTTCACGGTCGCGCGTCGGGATCGCATCGGCGGCTTTTTGAAGGCCGTGCACGCCCGCCTTTAGCGCCATACCGGCGCCGGCACCGGTGATCATGGCATCGGCCAGGTTCTGCCGCGCCTGCGCCCACGTCATGTTCGGATCAATCGAACCCTTGTCCAGACCATCCTGGATGATCTGGGTCACGCCTTCCTGCACCGACTCGGCAGCGCCGGCCTTGAGCAGGCCCTTGAAGAAGTTCTTGCCGGGTTCGAGGATGGCATGAATCGGCAGGTATTCCGGGATGGCCTCGGCCATGCCCTGCGCGATGGCGTAATTACCAGCGTCCTGCGCGTTCAGCCCGCCGGATCGGCCCTTGTTGTAGCCTTGCCCGGTGACCTGGCCGCCAATTAACGACATGCCCACGGCCGGGTTACGGGTGATCGCCGAAGCGGCCAGCGCCGGGATCATTTCCGCCGTCGAGCCAATGATCATGCTGCCGTATTTGGCCAGCGGGCCATCCGGGCGTACCTCGATGGTGTCGAGCTTGGCTTGCTTGGCGGTCTTCTGCGCCCACTCGGTGACGGCGCGCGGCTTCATGCCGATCAGTGCGCCAGCCTCATCAGGCGACATCAGCTCGCCGGCATTGGCGCGAATGAACGCGGCAATGTTCGCTTCGTCGGCCAGCTTGCCGTTGCGCAGGGTCGGGGTGTTCTGCCCCCGATCGTTCTGCACCATGATGATGTCGCCATTATCCTGCATGCGCTGGATGATGCCGGAGCTACCCGCGTTGCCGACCAGGGTGGCGTTGTCGATGCTCTCGCTGCCCATGCGCACCAGACCAGCCACGGCGTCTTTCATGTGCGGGCCGAAGTTCTGCAATTGTTTGCCGGTGGCGGCGGCAAAGCCATCTTCCGGGCGTGTATCGACCGGCGCCATGCCCTTTTGCACCAGTTCCTGGTTGGTCGGCGTCAGTGGCGAGGGCGCTGGCGCGCTGTTCACCCGGTCTTCGACGGCCTGCTGATTGGTCAGGGTCAGCGGCGAAGGGGCTTGATAGGCGCCCGTAGCCTGCTGTGCATTCTGCAAAGCGTCCTTGCCGCTGGCGAGGGTGGCGCGCTGCTGGTCGCGCTGAGCGATATCAGCCGGGTCGATCACCTTGTAACGCCCTGGCTCCTTGGCATCCATTTCCGCTTGAATCGCGGCCAGGTCATTGCCCGGCGAGACAGGTGCGGCCTTCTGCTTTCCGGCCATCAGCTGGTCGCCGATGATCCCGGCCTTGGCCAGCACCTCTTGCCCGTAGGCGTTGGTCTTCTCGCCCCACTGCTCACGGTTATCACCCCCGAAGTGGGCTTTCACCGCATCTTCCATGCTGTAACCCTTGTCCAGTCGCTCGCGCAGCTGCCGCGCCGCGCCGGCAATCGACTGTTCCGCATTGAACGGGTTGATCCCCAAGCTCTTGGCGTTGCTGTCGAGGTTTTGCAGCATGCCTTTGGCCTGGCCCCATTTGGTCATTTCACCAATGGCATTGGGGTTGTAGCCCGACTCCTGCTGCGCCAGGGCCGACAACACATTGAGCGGCACGCCGGTTTCAGCGGAGTATTTCTCGAACAGGGGCTGAAGGTCTGGTGGCGGCAACAGGCCTTGACTCATGACGGTCGCGGCGCTGGAGGTCAGCGGACCGGCACTGGAGCTGCGCGGTGGCAGGGTCTGGAGGTTGGGCATGGGCGGCGCAGTGGGCGCCGTGGCAGTGGGGGCAATCGCGGAGGGCGACTTGAGAAAAAGGTTTTCAGCCACAGGTGATGCCCTCGGCGCGGTTGGATTATCGAAACAGATGGACTGATTCTAGCGCCAACGCGCGACCGAGGGTAGCGGGGTTACTGGTATGGGATCATCTGGCCGGTTTTCGTGTCGAAGATCATCGGGGTTTTGCTGGCCGGCGCCGCCGAGGCTTGACCGCCCGGCAAACCACCAGACATTGGATTGGCTGGCGCACTACCTCCACCACTACCGCCACCGATCAGCTGCATGTCCTGCTCGATCTGCGCCGCCTGCTGCTGCGGGGTCTTGCGGGTAAAGTTGAAGTCGCTCAAGCGCGCCTGAAACAGCATGCGCCGGGTTTCCTGCGGATCGGCGGGCTTCTTGTACTGACCGATACCGAGGATTTGTGGCAACGCATCCTTGATAAACTTCTCGTCATAGCCGGCCTTTTTCAGCACCTCGACCTTGTTGTTCAGCGCGGCGCCAGCGTTCTGCACGTCGAGTTGCTTGCCGGTGGCTTGCAGGTTCAAGGCGTTGCCGGCGCGCTGATTCTCCAACTGACTGTTGGCCTGGGTCTGTACCGCCACCTTGTTGTTGTCGCGGATCATGCCGTTGTTGGTCTTAGCCACTTCCAGCCCGGCTTTGGCCTGCGCGGCGGTTGCGGCATCGGCCCGGGCCATGGTGACCTTGAAGGCGTTGGCCGGTTCGAGCAAGCCGATCCCGGCCTGAATCATGTCGTCCTGGCCGTGAATGGTCTGCGCGAACTGCTCGCCGGTTTCCTTGTTTTTCATCTTCAGGGTCAGGCCAGTGGTGTTGCCGTCCTTGTCCTTAACCAGGTCATAACCTTCGGCATGCAACCCGTCGTCGTAATAACCCGGGGTGTTGTAGGCCTTGACCATGTGGTCGGCGTAGCCCTTGAAGTCGCCCACCTGCGCCGAACGCAGCGCTTGGGTCCAGTTCTTCATGCCGGCCTGGGCCTGCTTGTCCTGCGTCCACTTGTCCCAGGCATCCGCGCCAGCCTGATTGCCTTGAGAAATGTAGGTTTCTTTAATCTTCGGCACCACGTCGCGCAGGTAGAAGTCTTCCGGCAAAGGCGCGTTCTTCTTGGCGGCCTTGGCTTGATCGTCGGCACTGGCATAGCTGTTGCCGCGCGTGTCGTCATAGGTCGGCATAGTCATGGTGTCGCTGGCGTTGGCTTTGCTGCCCACCTGTGAGTTAGCGGCAATATCATCGCTTGTTGCCTGCTTGGCATCGGTCATGCCTTTAGACATGACGCTCTTGACCTCCTGCTGATCCTTGTACGCTTGATTCTGCTGGTAGGCGCCGATCATTTGCGTACCCAGTGAGATACCGTCACTGATACCGCGAATCAAGCCGCCAGCCGCGTAGGGATTACTCATTGGGACACCTCCAGGTTAAATAGGTCGATGTGCGGCATGACGGCCTCACGGATCACGTCGAGCTTACCCTGATAGACCTGGTAGGCCTCGGGGTGTTTGCGCTTCAGCCAGGTGGCACGACCTTCTGACCAGTAGGCCGAGCAGGTCAGGCAATCCGGCGAGGCGGCCAAGTGTTCGTAGTAGCCCGGAACGAAGGCGCTACCCTTGAGGTATTGAAAAACCTGCGTGTCACTCCAATGTTCCAGGGGGAACAGCAGCTCCACGCCGTCATCCATGGCGCCGGAACGCAGCGGCGACTTCATCGCGTCGGCGCTCTTCTGTCCGCGCACGATTAAGGTAATGCCGTCGTCCAACATGCGTTGGTGCATCGGCGCCATCAGCGCGTGGTAGCAGCAGTTGAACCGGTCCTGCAAGGCTACGCCACCGCCATAGGCTGCGCGACCGAAAGCGGTTGCGGTAGTGGGTAATAGGTCGGACGGCAAGCCATGCGCGGCAATCTGTTCGTTCACCCGGCCGGCAATCTCGACAAAGTTCGGCACCAGGGCGCGCACGCGCTCGACCACCGCCAGCACTTCCGGCACCGGGTCGCCGGTATTCGTCCAGTACACAGTCATCTGCGGCCAATAGCGTTCGAGGACAAACAGCGCGGCCAATGAATCCTTGCCGCCGCTGAATTGAAAGGCAATGCGTTGGTGCCGGTCGAGCGTCGCCGCCACCTGCTCATGCAGCGTTTGGCTACGGAATTGGGCGATGTAGACCATGGCGCCGGGCAAGGCCTGCTCGAAGTCGTCGAACTCGCCGGCAAAGTGCGTCATGTCGCCGTGGGTCAGAATCGTTTGCGTCGCCGCAAAGCCGTGACGTTCAATCACCTCGCCCCACACATCGGCCGGCATAAACGTCGCGTACAGCTCCGGCAGTTCGCGGTACTCGGCAATCGCCAGGTCACAGATGAACAGCTGGCCGCCGGGCTTGAGCAGGCGCCGGGCCTCGCTCAAGGCTTGGTTGATCGGCATCTGACACAGCGCGCTGTTGAACATCACCACGTCGGCGCAGCCGGCCGGCAGCTGGCTGTTGGTGAAGTCGGCCAGCAGCTGGTGGAACTGATCACCCACCGGCGCCATATCCAGCTGATGCTGGCTGATGTTGGCCAAGGTAAAGCTCAGATCGGGGCGCTTGTCGGCCATCAGCCTTGCCACTTCGCCAATGCCACAGCCGGCGTCAACGATGTGCGCGCCATGGGCTGGCGCCATCAGCTTCAACAAGTACATGACGTGCGCCGCCTGACTGCCACCAATAAACGCGGTCTGCATCACGCGCACACCTTGGGCCATGGATAAGTCGGTGGCGCGGTTGATTGCCTCGATCAAGTGGAAACCCTCAGTGATTAGAATGCGACGGCCATCATACCGGCAGCCGCCAGGCCACCAATAGCGGCTTTGTTGGCCGAGTCGGCTTGCTGGTTTCCGCTTTGCACAGCAATGTTCTGTTGCCGTTGGTTGCTCAAGGTACTAGCCTGGCCGCCATAGCCTTGCTGCGCCCCCTGAAAGCCTTGCGCCATGATGTTGGTGTTAGCCCGCGAACTGGCATCTGCCGCTAGCGAGTTGTTCACGGCCGAGTTACCCGACTGCGTACCCAGGCTGACCTGTTGCGCGGCGGTCGCGGTATTGCCCCGCCCGAAGTTGGCCACGCCTTCACGCAGGGCCATGCCGGTGGCTTTCACCTGCTCACGCGCGCCGTTCTGCGCGCCTGCTGCGGCTAAGGCTGTCGACAGGTCATTACCCCGATCCACCCCGGCGAAGCGCCCGCTCGTAGGGCTAATGCCCATGCTCGCCATCTGCCGCGCGTTCTGCTGCTGCACCTGACCGGCGTTTGCCATGACGTCGGCTTTGGCCGTCGCGGCAGCCGCCGCTTGCGCTTCCGGCGTGTCGTAGCTGTTGGCGTCGGACACCATGCGGTCTTCGATGGGCTTGAACAGCGTGTTGTAGCGGTCCCACTGGTCATCACTGCGCGTACTAGCCTGACGCATGTCAGCCAGTTGCTGGCTGGTGACCTCGTTATTCAGGTTGTCCGTTACGGCTTGGCGAACCTGGCTGTCCGCGTAGGCGGTCTTCGAGAAGTCCAGCCAGTCGGCGCCGGTCTTGGCCTGCATCTTCGCGGCCTCACCGACCTGCGGGTCAGCGTCAGAACCACCGCCGCCACCTTTGCCAAAACACACGCTGCGACCAATCGCGAGCACCGCCAAGTGCCGATCCAATTTCGATGGCCGCTGGTGCAGGTTGCCCGGCTCCAGCGCGGCCGGGGTCCAAAAATCTCGCGTCATCATTGGCGATACTCCGGGGGAATAAAACGGCACTCTCGTCGGAGCATGCCGCGAATCTGAATGTCATCGTCTGGCATCGCTTCCGGGCAGACGCCTTCGAGCTTGAAGCCCAGGTGTTCGTTAAAGCGGATCGCGCTGGCGTTCTTGGCCGGGATCAGCGCGGTAAGGCGGCGCATCTTCAAGTCAATGAACGGATAACCGAAGGCCTGAATCAGCACACGTCGGCTGAGCCAGTGACCATCCCCCAAGCTGGCAACGTGCAGGGCGCAATCCACCTCGGAAAAGGTGTCCCACACCACCACTGCGCACAACTGGCCGCCACGCAGCACACCGAAGGCCTTGGCGTCCGGCTTAAAGCAGCGCACGCCGATACGTTCAGCGGCCCAGCGCAGCAGTTCGGGTTGATCGTCGTACGTCAGCTGTGGCATGTCGTTGTTCCGGTTTTAGAACCAATGGCGCCAGTATAGAACCACTGCACTACAAAAGCGCCACGCGCAGGGCATTCAGCGCAGCGAACAGGGTTTGAATATCGGCGGTGTTGTTTCCGCTCGGCTGCACCGGCAGCGAGGCCAATAAGGCTTGCGCGTGCTTGAGGCGCAGCGCGGCGTCGCCGGGATTCCCCCGGTCGCCGTTCAACACTTCCAGTTTTTGTTTGTCGGCGGCGGTCATTTCCATATCAGGCCTCTGCCAGTTCGGCGCCGGTGCCGGCCAGGGTGATTTGCGTAATCGCGCGGTCGCTGGCCACTTCCACCTCCCACATCTGCGCCAGAAAGCCCGACGGCAAACGCGCCATTTTGTTGATCGTCCCCACCGAAGCCACCAGCTTTTTGTCGGCGTAGATGTTGATCGCCACCGTGCGACTCAGTATCGGCACCATTTGCAGCTGGTCGCCGTCGACCGGGTAGACGTTGAGTGCCGACCCGCCCAACTCGCCACCTATCGACGGCTGGGCAAACAGCAGCGCATTGGCTGCTTTGACGCGATCAATCTCGGCCTGAATCGCCGCCAGCTGATCCGGGCTCAGGCCGTCGTCAGCTTCGATCAGGATCGCGCCGAAGTTGGTCGGCTTGGGCAGAACGAACGGCTTGGACTTCCACGACAGCAGCTCACTCGGCTGGCTCGGGTCGTCCCACTGGTAGATGCTGTCATTGATCAGCAGGTACAGGTTGCCGGTCGGTCGGTCGAAATACAGCGCCGACGGCAACGCATTGGAGCGAATCAGGAACGCTTGTTCGCCGGTCAGGTCGATGATCAGCATGCCGCGGTACTCGGCGCCGCTAGCATCGGAGTAGTCAAAGCTGGTGATGTAGCGCCCGTTGTACCGGTCCGCCACCATGATGGCCGGGTTCAGTTGCAGCCAGTCATCGCGCGAGAACAGTCGGGTACTGATGACCGAGGCGCCGCCGCTGGTGACTTGCACCAAACCATCGTAGGACGGATAGACCACCGAATAGCCCAGGTCGACGATCCCGCGCGCATTGATGCAGGGCAAATCCTGCTCGATCTTCTCGCTGACCATGCTCTCGGGCGCGGTGCCGGTGACGATGTACGGCTTGCCGGTGGTGGTGACGATGATCGACGAGCTGAAGGCGCCCAGCCCGACAATCGGGTAATCCATGGTCAGGCGGTAGGCTTCCGGCCACGCATGTGGGCGATAGGGCTCGCAAAAGCACAGCTGCTTACCGCTGAAGGCCGCCATCAGGCCATTGGGCAGCGCAATCAAACCGGTCAGGTCGTCCGGTGGTGCGTTCCAGTTAGCCGATGGCAACGCCTCTTGCAGCGATTCCGGGCTCACGGTGTCGACGAAGTTGGCCGTGCTCGCGCCCCGTTCGGCAATCAGGTACAGCAAGGTGCCGGTCTTGCCGGTCTGCGCCCGATAGATGCGCTGCAAGGTGATGTTGCGCCCGGCCGGCGTCGCCGCAAACCCGGACAGGGTAGCGGTCTGCCCCGGCGTCCAGAACACGTCGGCACTGGCCGGGCAGGGCTCCGACTCTTCACCGAAGGCGGTCACCCAGGTGTAGACGTAGATCCGTGTCGTCCCCAAGGCGCCCGGTGTCGGCGTACCGCTCAAGGTCACGGCCAGCGCCGAGCCCGGCAACGGCATGGCCAGCGGGTACGTCACGCCCGCCACCTGCATTTTCGGCACCCCATCGCCCATGATGTACAGGCGATCATCGGCCACCGGCCCCGGCGCGGCGTACACGTCCGTCGCCCAGGCCAGCCAGTTGCCGTCATGCTTGTACATCGTCTGGTAGCCACCGGCCGGCACGCTGCCAAACTGGTGCTCGAAACGCTGCTTGCGGATCGGCGTCAGCCCGCCGTCGTCCAGTCGCACGTTGTACGCCATCTGCGAGGCCATATCGCCCAGCAGGCGCGGGATGATCTTCGGGCTCTCGCCGACGAAGCCGATCAGCTTCAGTTTTGCCATGATGCCCGCCTTATGTCCGGCCGTGACCGATCAAGTGATCACCCACAGTTCAGTCTGGCGAGTGCCGGCCAAGGTCAGCGCCTCGGTCAGCTCAATGGAGCCAACCTGAATCACGCTGTTGTCCGCCAGCACCCACGCGGTCGTCGTGCTGGCCAGCTGGCTTTGCAGGCCGAGAATCGCCCGCGCCATACGCCCCTGGCTGACTTCATCGCCGTCGAAGGTGTGCCCAGCCTGAGTGGTCACGACAATCGCCGCCACCGCCCGCTCACGCTGGGCCTTCTTCTGCGCCAGCACCTCGGCGGGGTCCGCTGTCGGGGCGGGCAATGGTGTGTTGCCGGCCGCCAGCCACGCCAGATAGTCGCGGTAATCGCCGTTGCCTTCATCCATGGGGATACTGGCGCCATCGCTCAAGCGCAGGATGGTGCTGCCACTGGTTAATTGGTACAGGCTCATGGTCACCCCTTTAATTACAGTTCGGCCGAAACGGCGTAGCGCACGTGAAACACCGCACCCCCAGTACCGGCAACTTGTCGAAACACATGAAGCGATTCGGTGTTGGTATCAAACCCAAGAACACCCACGTTACTGTTAGCGACACGAACACCATCCTGCAAAAGAGTCAATGTCGGCGACGCGCGCTTCTGCACGCGGTATTGCACGGTGCCGCCAATGTAGCTTGCGGTCGGGGCGTAGCCGTTAAAGAGGAAATCCACTTGTTCGTAATACCGCTGGCACAGGATCAGCTCCAGCCCAACAAAACGCTCTTCGAACGGAGTGACGTTGTTCAGTTCGAACTGCGGTTTCTCGAAGGTGCCGTTGGCAAAGGTCACAGTTACGTCACTGCCAGCGGTCAGCGAAGCGGTCAGCGCGCCGTTGGTAATCGCGGTGCCATTGACCTTGGCCGTCGCGGTGCCGGTCCAGCTCAGGCGGTAGGTGCCGCCTTCGATGTTGGTGCCTTCGATCACTTGTTCAACCCCGCCCGCAGGGGCGGTCATCAGGAAGCGGTTCCCCGAGGTCGTCCACGACAAGGACTGGCCGCTGGTGACCACCCGCCAGCGGTCCAGAGTGTACTGGTTGGCCGCGATGGTTGCGGTGCCCGAGACATAGACGCGCTGGTTGATCGTGCCCTTGGGGTTGATCAGTTTGTTACGGAAGATAAAGAAGGCGGCGGCGGTGGCCGAGTCGGCCTGCAACGAGGCAAACGATTCGTTGAGCGCGGCGGCGGTCAGGCGCAGTTCCACCCGGTCGCCCGCCACGAACGCTTGCGCGGCCGTACCTTCCTGCGCGCGACTAATGGTCAGAACGTCGCCACTGCGACCGGTACAGCGCACAATCTCCAGCGCGCCGGCACTGTCCAGCAGGGTCAGGGGGAACCACTGCCCACCAGTCGGCGCCGGGTATTTAGCGCCCTCGCCCGTGGAGACCGACAGGCTGGTGGCGCCCGAAGAGAGGGACGAAGCCAGTCGGCTGACCGCGTTGTTGTTCAGGGTAACCGTGACGGTCATATCAGCACTCCACGACACGAAGATTAAAAGCGACTTCCTTCACGCGGCCTTGCGCAGTGGTGGCAGTCACGGTGATTTGGTACGAGTTGCCGGCCAGGCCAGCAGCCAGCCAGACCTTGGTCACCGCTCCCGACAAGGCCACGCTGAGCACGGTCAGGTCGGGCGAATCCGCCGTCGCCGTGGCGTCGATCAAGGTGTCACCTGGCGACAACCATTTTTCAAAGCTGACGTCGTAATCCAGCGCGTCGTCGGGGCGCTTACGCATGGTTCCAAGCATTCACGCTCTCCTTTCAGCTGGGACGGTAAAGGCCCGGGGTTCATAGTTCAGGGCCAGCGCACGCACATGCGGCGCGGCAATAAATTCGCTCGGGATGGCGGGCGTGCCATGGCGCTCGGCCACGGCGGTAAGTTGAATCGTGACGTCGGCACTGGCGTACTGGTAATGCCATTGCAGCGCCTCACCGGTGGCGATCCATTGCAGTTCGGCGGCGCCTTCGCCGTACAGGCGACCACCCAGGCGCGACTCGCCACCGGCTTGCAAGGCCACGTCCGCCGTTCCGCTGGCCGAGTACAAGACCATGTAGGGCATGGCTTCACAGCCAAACACCAGCGGCGCCTCACCTTCGAGAAAGGCCGGGCGCGCCACGCGGTACTCCAGCTGCGCGTCGAACACCACCGACAAGTCGGCAATGCCTTGCGCCACGGCGGCCGAGCGCCCGTCCAATTGCGCGTCGAACTGGATATTGAGGCTGGCCGACGTAGGCGATACCACTTGAGCGTCACCGTCGACTTGGAACACGGCGGTCAAGTCACTGGCGCCAAAGGTCCAGCGCACGCCCTCGCCATCAGCCGTCACCACCACCTGCGCATCGCCAGTGGCCGAGCGGCCATACAGCGCCTCACCATCCAGCAACAGCACCACATCGGCAGCGCCCGCTGTGAACAAGTACAGCTGTGGCACCAGGTCCGCCTGCACCACCACGTCGGCGGTGCCGGTCGCGGTCAGGCCGAGCGCTACCACGCCATCCGCCTGAAAGGCCACGTCCGCGCCGCCGTACCAACTCCAAATCTGGTTGGAGTCGTCCAGGGCGGCCGCGTTGATGGCGAAGACGTTCACTTAGAGCACCGTGACCGTCAGCTTCTGCACGTCGATCACAAATACGTCACCGGGGTTCAGGGTGCGGCTGGCGGCCAACGCGCCGTTCAACAGGTTGTTGCCGGTGGTCAGCGCGTCCCACACACCAAAGTGGGTAATGGTCAGCGGGGCGGCGCCGTCATACACGGCATAGATCAGCTGCAAGGCGTTCTTCGACACGCCACCAGCGGCAGCGGTCCAGGCCGAGGACTGCGTACCACCCAAGGCGGCGTCTTTGCGCAGGTAGGCCGGGAAGGCGGCCAGCGACACCTCGTTAGCCCCGGTATCGCCGGGAGCGGCGGTGTGCAAGGAAATGTAGGTTTTGGTCGGGGAGGTAAACGCCACACCACGCAACACGGCGTTAGCAAGGGCGTTTTCCAGGTAATCCGATGCTGCGGACATGGGCGTACTCCTTAGAAGAAACGGGCGCGCGTGCGGACGGGTGCCCGCTGCTGGCCTTGGATGGTTCGATTAAATAGTTCATCGATTCGATTATCAAACCGCATCGAATAAAATTGTGCCCGCGATGGATCGCTGAAGCTCTGCGCCGGCAGCATCAGGATATCACCCAGCGCGCCGTCCGCGATCACTTGCGTGTACTGACTGAACAGGTCCGGCAACTGCTCGGCGTTATCCGCCGGGCGCAGGATGGTCGACAGGTCCAGGGTGCCGGTGCAGGTTGGCACCAGCAGCACGCTGCCCGGCTCGGTCTGCGTGATCCAGCGAGCCTCGCCCGCCGACATTTGCCGCCAGGTGGGGTGCTTGGTGTCCAAATCGGCCAGGGAGATTGGTTCTAAATCGCAACCATTAAAACGCGCGCTCTCAATCTCGAACAGCTCGGCACCATTCGGTGCACACACCGCGTTGCAGCTGGTCGGCGTGACGTTGAACTGATCACGATCACGCCACAAGCGGGTGCGCTCACAGAAGGCTTGCGCCGCCTGAATGATGGCGGTGAACGCGGTCGGTTCCGGGCAGCCTGGCGCATAGGGCAGGATGCTGGGCATAAATACGTCGAGGTCGATCATGCGGGCACCTTGGTGTTAGGGGATACCGACTGCTCGCCCGCGTCCTTGCCGCCGAGTGCCGCCTGAAAGGCTTGGTAGTAGCCGGTGGCGATAGCACCGTTGGCATATTCGCTGTCCTTGGCCATGGCGCGAAACACCACGTAGTTGATGATCGCGCTTTCAAACTGAGCGCCCAGCCCCAGGTTGTCGTCCTCAGTTGTGACCAGCGCCGGCATGACACTCAGGCTGGCCTGCAGCTTGGTCCCGGCCAGAGCGGGCGGGTAGACGTAGAACACTTTCGGCGTGCGATCGTCATAGATGTAGTGTTTGATTACGGACTTACCCGCCCGGGCATGCCAGTCGGGATCGGCGCTGTCGAACAAGTGGCGCTCAGCCAAGCGAATGGCCCGCCCCGGCGTCAAGCTGTCGACGCCCAGGTTGCGCACGACATCGAGCAGCTGCACGACCTCATCAGACAACTCCTGCTGCGTTCCGGCCAGCAGCGTCAGTACTGCTAATCGGGCGCCAGCGCTCGGACGCAGCGTGACCAACGCGCCGGCGGCCTCATTGATCCACTCGATCAACTCCAGCGTTGTCCAGCGCACATGCTCTTCGTCCTGCAGCAGCAGGCCGGCCCGGTAGATCAGGCTCGATACCGCGATCGGGCGGACTTCAACGGCGTAGTCAATGATGATGGGCATTTATCAGCATTCCTTTCTGTTCGGCGTCACGTTGCAGGCGATACGGTACTGGTACGCAAGTTCGCCCAGTCCGTAGTCGTCGAGGTGCCGGAGCTGCTGGTTAGGCGGTGGTGTCCGATCAGCAGCATGTTGTTTGCATCAACAACGGAGTCTATCCGGGTGATGCGATCCCCTTTTGTCCAAGTGCCGGCAGTATTTGGCAGTGCGGTCGACACCATTTCCACCAGTCCGCCTGAAAATCTCAGCGACTCACCCATGCTATTGATGACGTTCATTGCGCCAGGGGTTCGCGCAACCCAGGCAATGCCATTCACCAACACCCCGTCGTCGTGCAGCCAGGTCGAGCCGATGGTATGAATGTCGACAAACTGGTCATACACGCCGGGCGTCGTACCCCGATACAGGCGAATGATCCCACTCCTCGGCTTGTTGCCAAAACTGGCGTTGAGCACAACCATCGTGCCCAGGCTGGAAACGGTGGCAGATACCTCCGAGTTTGTCGGGCTACGCCCAATGGCACGAGTGGTGTCGTACATAATTTGGGCGTTGTAATAGAACGTCCCGGTCGCAATCTTCCATTGGTTGACTCCAGCATTGCGCGAGCCAACCGCCTCAACGCGAGTTGATGCGGAAACAAGGCCGGTGAATACATCATCCAGGCAGCGAATAAAGTGATCCAGATCGACACGGTACGGGATGTTGACGAACGCCTTCTTCGAAGTCAGATTGGAATAGCTGTTGAAGCTCGGTAGTGGCGTCGTACCGTCCTCTTGGCAAAGTCGAATCCCCGCCTGTTGGTTGCGCGAGAAATCACCCTGGGCGCTCCACTCCTGATAGCAGTTGTCGACGGCAATCTGTACCGAGGCGCCTTGCTGGATATGGAAGCCCGACCACTCCATCAGCCCTTCGATGTTGCGGAAAGCTGTGTTGGTGAAGCTGCAAATAAACCGCGACTCGTTATTACTGGAGGCCAAGGTGCCGCGAGTGATGACCGGGATGCGGGTATCTGGAAGAAAAACACCCTGATGATTGACGTTCGACGAGTCATAGATGTGCTGACCTCGCTCCCAGTGCCCGGCCCTGAAATCAAGTTGGGCGCAGCGCTCAATCAGATAGTCACCACCAATGCCGTTATCGATACGACCGCCTGCCACACCGACGATGCGTGCGCCCTTGGTGCTCCAGCCATTGATAGTGTCATAGGGGAAGTGGCAGCCTTCCATCACAAAACCATCGCCCAGGCCCTGAACTTCAACCTGATATTTTGTATTGCCCAGAGCGCGCTGCACGAACAGGCGATGAATTTCAAAGCTGTCCGCGTAAAGACCTGTTGGTCTCGACACCGCCTGATTAAAGCTGTCAAACCACAGCTCGTCGCTGATATAGCTTCCCATCAGCAACAGGCCATTCATTTCAGTCAGTGAATCTTCGTTAATGAACTGAAGCAGGGATATCTCCCCGCTCATCATGTTCGGGTAGGTGGTTTGCCAAGTCGTATTGTCGATGCTTGGCGAGGTTTTGCCGTTGCCAATGATGATTCGACCACCATTGGAAGAAATGTCGCCGCCGGCCTTAGGTACAATTTTCGAAAACCGCCCGCCGCGCCCCTTGACGTTGACGCCAGACGGAAGTCGCCAGGTGTTGGTGACTTCAAAGCGATCATCTGGAATTTCAATGTTCTTGGCGCCGCTGGTGATCGCGGACAGAATTGCCGCATCGATATTGCTACCCACCGGACTGTAACCACTATCCCCGATAACCACCGTCTTGCCCTTGATGATCAACAAGGATGCGCCAAGGGCATCGGTATCCTCTTTGTAGCCAGGCTCCTTACCGTCAATCGTGACATTGGTCAGCGCCGAATCCTTGATGATCCCGTTCTTGATCACTTCCGGGGTTTCGTCCTGCGGGTCTTCCAGCAGGAAGTCATTACTGACGGTGAACAAGGCGCTGCCGATGTAGACCTGCAAGTTATAGCGGCCGTTGACGGCGTAGAAGGCGAAGCATCCGAGGTTATCCGTGATGACGGGGTTGCTGATCGGGCTGGAACCATTGGCGGCGTACAGCACCGCCTCCGCGCCCGCGCTGGTATTCACCCGCACCGTTGCACCGGGAACCACATTCCCTTTGCGATCAAGGACAACATCGGCGTACTTCTGCATGCGCTTATTCCTTTGGCAGTTCTACAGGCTTGGCCAGTTCTTCGGTGATCTTTTCCATTGACCACTTGTAGTGTGGGCGCGCGCCGAACTTGTCCTTGTAAGCCACGGCCAGGGCTTCGCGCTCAGCCTCGTACCGTGCTTTGTCACTGTCCGGGCCGCTGACGTTACCGCCCGTAGCGTCCTGGCCTTCTTTCGGCGCGTCGCCGTTCGAGTTCCCAGCGACCGAAACCGGCGCTGTCTCGGTAATCGGCTTTGCGGCTTCAGTGACCGGCGCACGCGCAGGCTCTTCGGTCACGTCGACTGGCTCGCGGGTGTCGAGGTCGTCCAGGGCCAGGTCGATGAAGTTATGACGGTCTTCGTCCGGCAAGCTATTCCACTCGGGGGTGGTCAGGCCGCTCAGGCTCAGTGCGTGATCGACCACATCGGCCAGTTCGAACAGCTCAGGGCCGCCAAGGTTAAAGGTGGCCGGGTGTACGGTGCTACCCTTGACTTCGTTTTCATCGACCGGCGCCAGGGTGGCGGCAGCCGTCGGCAGCGTATGCTCGACGATGGCCGGGATCAGGGCTTGCGGAATCGGCTCATCGCCCGGCAGGCGATAGGCTTCACTGATGCTCAGCAGGCGGGCCAGGTGCGCGTTGTCTTCAACCTCGCAGACATGGCGGCCTTGGCTATCAGGCTTGAATTGGTAGGCAGTAGTGCCCAGGGTGACGACAGCAGGCGGATCGCGACGAAGGATGCACTCGATAAACATAAGGAGAACCTTTAGTAGTGGGTACAAAAAAGGGCCAGCCTAGACCGGCCCTTTCGGGTGCGTAACGTCCCTGTTACTGCTTGGTGTACAGGATCAGGTCAATGATCTGACCTGCGCCCACGACCGAAGCACCGACAACCTTCACACCAATCGAGCGATCACCGGGAATCGGCACGATGCGGAAACCGCCAATCAGCGACATGCGCGTCGCCAGGGCGTCGGCTGCACCGGAGAACAGCTCGGCGCCGCAAGTGCGCGATTGCGTGGTGTCACCCGGGATACTCGACATGATGCCGACATCATAGGTGGCGGTGCCAGCCTCATCGATTACCAGGGTGGCATCGAGCACGGTGTGATACGCCGGCAGGATCGCCAGCTCGATGATGTCGCCTGCGGACAGGGTTACGCCGGCCGGCACGGTGTAGGTGTAGCGCTCAGCCTTGACGGTGCCAGCTTCGCAAGAAACCGGCGCCTGACGGTTCAGCGAACCCCAGCGGGATTGAACAATAGCCATGATGTCGTCCTCAGATTAGGCGTTAGGGTCAACGCAAGCGGTGTCGAGGGACAGCACGCCGAAGTCGCGGGAGTTGAAGCGGGCCTTCTTGATGCCGAAGATCGCGCCAGCCGCTACCGTTGGTTCGTTGTCGTAGTCCTTCATTTCTTCTTTCCAGCTCCAGCGCAGACCGCCCTGGGTGCCGTAAGCCACAACACCGGCTTGACGGCCCATGAACAGTGCACGACCGGCTGCCACGTTGGCGCCTGCGCCGTAGTCGCTGAAGCGGATACCGTTGCGGTGTTCGTGCAGAACCACGTTCTTCACCATGCCCAAGCCACCCTTGAAGATCGGGTTGTTGCGACCTTCGGCAGCAGCTGCGGCTTTCTGGATGTCCAACCAGACGGAACCGGCAGCGGTACGCATGTCGTGCGCCTGGAACGGGTTCATCACACAGACGTAGTGCTCTTCACCGTCGATGCTGACCGGCACCATGTTGGCCGCTTCCGGGTCTTGCGCCTGGAGCATGGTGGATTTGACCTGCGCCTTCTCGATCAGCAAGGTGCTCATCTTGTCGCCGGCAACCATCGAGGCCTTGGACGTCGCGGCACCGCCGTACAGCAGGTGACCGACGTCCGGGGCTTGAATGGCGTTACCGGCACGACCGGTATAGCCGAGCGGGAACAGGAAATCCTTGTTGATACCGCGGTCGCCCGACAGGTAGATGAACATCAGCTCATCGTAGAAGCGCGACCAGTAATCCGACAGCAGACGCTTGGCGTTACCGCGCAGGTTGAGGTTGGTACGCTTGCGAGTCATCGCACCGCCAGCCGACACAGCGTGACGCACCTGGTCAATGGCTACTTCGTCGGTGTAATACTTCTGGCTTTCTTCCTTGCCTTCGAGGCGAGCGTCGCCCTCGGTCGCTTCACCGCGCAGCTGAACCGACAGGTCGAAGGACACACGGTCGCCCGGATCGCTTTCGAGTTCGGTTTTGCGCTGGATGATCGAGTTTTCGTCAGTGCCGACGAACTTCTTCTCGAAGTAGGCTTTTTTGATTTGATCGACGGCAAGGCCGGTCGACCATGCTTTTTGTGCTTTGGGATCGCCCCAAGCGATGACAGTAGAGCCCATTTGGCTACCCTCGTGTGATTGAGTGAATCAGTCACATAGGCAGCTCCTGCGCTCTACGTTGGTTTGATTATCGAACGGCCGGCTACATTTTGCAACCGGCCGCCTGTGTTAGCTGGCCATCAAGCCCTGGCGCAGGAATTGCGCCGGGGTGCTGTCCTCTTTGACGCGGGCAATCTTCACGCTGCGATCAGCCTCAAACGCGACGCGCGCATTCCGGCCTGATTTGTCTTCGAGGGTGATGACGACGGCGTTCGGGCCTTCGCCGATCTTCACGCTCTCTCCGGGCTTGAGGTCTAATCGCAGCATAGGGTTAAGCTCCTGCGGCCAGGTAGGCGTTCTGGTCAGCTTCGCTCATCTTGCCGAATGCCGCCTCGCGCTGGTCAGGGTTCATGCGGTTGAGGTGGGCAAAGCGGTTTTCTTCGGTCGCCGCGATGTCGGAGGCTGGCACGCCGGCCAGGGTTGGCGGCGCATTGAGCGGCTTGAGTTCTTTCTTCGGCGCTGGTGTCGGGTCAGTCTTGCCGGCCTTCGGTGGTAACACGCCTTCCTTGACGCACAGCTCATGGGCCTTTTGCATGATCGCCGTGGCGCCCAAGGTGGCGTTGGCCGGATCGCTGGCCACTTGGATAACCGCCTGGTTCAGCGTCTGGAAGCGCAGGTTTTTCGGATCGTTGGGAATCTTTACGTCACTGAGGAACGTGTTGATTTCCTTGGTCCGGTCGTTGGTGATGCGCTGGTTCTCCAGGTCGGTGGCAATCTCGGCGCGGTCAATGACGCGTTCCAGCTTGCGCTCTTCCTTGTTCAGCGCTTCCAACTCGGCGTTCATTTCGCTGGCGGTCAGGTCGCCGTCGTCGAACTTGGCGGTGATGGCCTTCTTCTCATCACCAATGGCAGCCAGGCGCTCAACGGTGCCTTCTGGCACCTGAGCAACCAGCACCGGCTGGCCAGCGTCAACCACTGGGGCTGGCTCTTCCTGAGCAGCGGCGGCGGCAGCGGCATCGGCGGCGGCCTTTTCTTCCGGGGTTGGCTCGCCCTTTGGCTTGGCAGCTTCGGCGGCAGCCAGGGCGGCAGCGGCGGCAGCGTCTTCGGTAGCCTTGGCATCAGCGGCGGTATCGGCCTCAAGCTTGGCAGCCGCCTGCATCAGGCCCGCATCTTCCGGGGTTTGGCCCTTGCGAACCACTTCGTCGATGTTGAACACCGGGTCGTCTTCGCTGGCGCCATTGATCTGCTCGTTCATTTCGGCCAGTGCCAACACTTCTTCGTCAGTCAGGCCGGCGTTTGCGGTTGCTTCAGTTGCCATGTGTAAAACCTCGGGTTGGGAGTGGGGGTGTCACGATGATCATTGCGGACCGCCTGGCAGCGGGATGCCCTGTTGCATGTCTTGGGCTGGGCCTTGCTGCTGTTGCTGGGCCTGCTCTTGTTGCTGCTGCTGCATTTGCTGCTCTTGCATCTGTTGCTGCTGCATCTGCTGCTGTTGCGCGGCCTGATCCTGCTGGGCCTGCGCCTGGACCTGTTGCGCTTCCTCTTCGGACTTCGAGACAAAGCCAGCTTCATGCAGCAAGGCGTCGGCCACCGGCAGGATGGTCGGGTTGAGCATGGAGATTTGCGCGGCCTCTACAGCGGTCAGCTGCGAGTTCATGCTGACAAGCACGGTGTCGACCATGGTTTTCTGTGCGGCCGTCTCGTCCTT